TCTGGTTGTCTTGTCGTATCTCTCCAAATATCTGTTTGAGGATCAATCTCTAAGAAACCAATCCAATTAAACACATTATAAGGATTTACATTTACCTTCTTTGTTGCGTATGGTTGTTCTACAAGAGTTACTTCAGTATATGGTAATGTAATAAAATCACCCGTTTTTGCATATCCAGTTGAAACAGGAACAGAACCGTTATCCGGATCAACTTCTTGAAATTGCAGTCCAACAATATCTTGTTTGAATTCCGGTCTCATTTCTCCATTTTCTGGATCAACCGAACATTTATAATCTGGGTTAGATACATCACCAATACCATGTCCAACAAATGAATCACAGATAAAACCATTTTTGAATCTATCTAGACCGGTCGAATCATCAGGGATTGACATATCGGCAGTAGACTTTTCCAGCATATTCAATGTTGTATAGTATTCAAGATTCTGAATTCTATTTTCCAACTTACCGATATCTCTCATCGTATACCGGCGATTATCAATCATTTTCACGCCAACATCTTTTGTTGAAAATGTATACGGAGGAATGGTCAAAACATATAGAACCATACCATCCTTAGGATCTTCGGCTGGTTGTGGAAAATTGCTCGAAACACCACGAGCAACTCTAAACACACCTTTCTTATCCAAGTAAATCTTATCAATTCTTCCCATGTAATACTGGAAGTCAGCACGAACAGTTACATTAGGTTGAATGATTTCCACCTGTCCTAATGGATAATCGGACATTAAACCTTCTTCAGAAATTTTTGTTCTTGGTCTAAAATCAATACAATCTGCTAATGGATAGATTTCTCCAGTATCCTTGCTTACATAAACTGGAATATCTCCGTAAGAAATTTGGGCTGGGTTGTAACTATCCACAGAGAAGTAATCTTTACCAGAACCATGTCGGAAGAAAGAATACTCTACTGTTACGGGATTTTGAGGAGCAGTTTGTCCATTCTTGAAAATAATTGATCCTCTCTGATAATGTGTATCTCTTTGACCATTATCGAAAATAAAACGGTCCGTTACGTCAGTATTTGTGTTATCTTTGATAGATATGATTTTAAAAACGTCGATTTCATCAAGGTAGTTAGCAGAACCATCAACTGAGATAGTCGAAAATAGTTGTGTCTTTGTCTGCAAGTCTTTAGCATTAGGATAAGATACAAGTTTAATTACAGGAGCAATCAATTTAACCTGTAAACCATTATATGCGTTCAATCCACCAATAGAAAGAGTAGTACCAACGATAGAAACTGAAGTTCCTGTCAAGTCGATAATTCTTCCTCTATACATAGAGCTATTTTCAACAACAGTTAAAACGTAATCTGTTGTATTAAATGAGTCAAAAGTTTCATTAGCACTTACATTGACTATAATACCATTATTTGTAACTGTTGTTGTAATAACACGCTTTACTGTATAAGTTGTATCTACCTGGTTACTATCTCCCTTTACAGATTTAATAGCTGATTTAGGTAGTCTGAAAATTAAACAGTTATTTCCAGTATCATGTAGTGAAGTACTATCCTTAACTTTTGCTGTTCCGCCAGTTCCATAACTAACAAACTCATCAACTAACAAAGACGGATAATAAGATGTTCCTGAAGAAATTTTAGGGCAAACAACTAACGAACCAACAGAACTATTATAAGATATGACAGTAGATTGACGAAGAGTATCCGTCGAAACAACATTATCACCAACAGACGGTGAATTAGATGGATTTACAATATAAAGTTCTTTACATAGAGTTCCGGCTACAGGATCATCACCGGAATCTGTTATAAAATAGTATGTGGTAGCATCAGAGAATGTATACCCTGTACTCATCTCTATATCAAATAGGTACATCTTGTACAATGCACCAGGATTTGTGTTTGGTGCACCAGGAGTACCAGAAACATACTCAAATCCACGAACTCTTGCTGTACCAATTTCAGTACCACTAAAACTTGATGAATTGGAAATCTGACCATTTCCATCGAATGTTACAGCAAAGTTGTAAAGGTTAATCTTTTGGTAGATATTAATTGATGGATAATTATATGGGTTCCAAACATATACCCAATTTCCTAGATTTGCTCGAATTGCAGCATTATTGTAAACAGCAGAATCTCTCGCTTTATCAACATCCAACCATGTGGTAGCAATTGTTTGGATTTCATAACCTTTTACATATGCTTTTGATGGCTCGATGCCAATTGCTAACTTAGTTTCATCACCTAATTTAGCATTTGGATCTAAACTTACAGCAGGATATATACCTCTGTTTGTTCCGTCGTTTAGGTGTTCCCTTACGTCAATTGGAAATGGTTTTAGATAATAATCTCCAGATTCGTCATATGTTCTACGAGCAAGAGTATCTTCAAGTAAACTGTATTCTGTTTCCGTAACTTGCTTTTGACGTACACCATCTACTAGTCGCAATAACTCAATAAAATCTTGGTTATTCTCGTCTGAAGAACTAATCGGTTTCTTTACAAGTTCTAATTCAATACTATATCTATGAGCACCGGGAGCAGCAAAATTCACAGAACCTTGAGCATTATCATTCAACGATTCATCATCCGATTCAGTAATAATACGTTCAGTGATATTTAACCCAACTCGATAAGAAGGACGATTATTATACTTATCCAAAATAATTGTTTGCTTTGCAACATCAACAAAGCAACCATGAACATAATAAACCCCTTCTTGTATAGATACCAAACTAGCTGATCCAAGAGGAGTCATATTGCTATTCATAATTTTAGCAATAGGATTAGCAGAACCAACCTTTCTAATATTTTCGGCTGAAATTGGATTTGGTACTGCGTTTACATCCCCAGGATAAAATGTTGAACTTGTTCCTGCTGTTCCCTTGTCAACATACTTTACGAAAATAGTAATTGGATCCGAATTTTCAAGTTGAGTGATTTTAATAACTTTTGCTTTTACACCACTAGTTTCACCTTCAATAAAAACTTCAGAACCAATATTTACCTCATTTTCTGGGTCAATCGAATCTAAATTAATTGGAAATCCATTTAAAGTTGGCTCTACCTTAACAAACGATAGATCCAAGTCATATGCAATTTCACCAGGCTTAACCATAGCACCAAACTTAAAGATATGGTCAGCAAATTGTTCTCTCTGGTTATCCTGGATTGTTTGAGCCTGAGTTAGTTCTCTCGCCTGAACAGCAAAGCCTGGGCGAAACAAAATTCTGTAAAACTTATTGTTTCTATCAAAATCATCATAATAAGGTGAAGTGTTGAATACTCTTGGCATAATCGTTATATATTTATAAGTCTTTTATTAAAATTCACAAACAATTTTCGCTTCTTCTATCTGGTCAATTGATCTGATAATCGGTCTTCTATGTTCAACAAATAACAACTGACCACTATCTTTCCGTACATCTGGGTATTTAATCCAAGCTAAAGTATAAGTACTTGTATTATCTGGTAATAGACCATACTTCCAATACGACAAAATATTAACAGACTTAGTATTTGGATCATACGTATCTACATCTAAAACTTTAATTTGTCCAACACCAGTTCCAGAAGTAATACGAATAACGGTATAAAATCCATCCATACTAATGTTATTTGGTGCTGTTGCATCCAAAGTAACACTTGTATACCCAGATGATTGACATGTTCCCGTTGAACCAGATCCAATATTTAACAAACCATATGTTCCTGAAGTTACTCCTTGAAGTTGCTCTCCGGGATAAAATTCAGATGAAACGTCGGTAACTCTCAACACATGTGTTTGTGTATTATAATCGATTACTTTAGCAGTACATCCGCTAATAGATCCAATAACAATTTCATCTTCCGTAAATGTTGTTCCAACTATAGATGACAAATAAAAATTTTGTGTCATACTCAATGCATCACTGGACAAAATACCACCAGTAACATAATCTCTTGGATTTTCAATTAAACCAATCTTTCTAAAATCATTATTAACAGTAAACTTTCCATTCTCATCTCTCGAAAATCTCGCAATCATCATAACGAAATGTCCACCTAATTCAAGAGGTGGATTTGAACCATGTCCGCCAGGTGGAGAAATAATAGGATTAAATATTGCTTGTGTCCCACCTACAGGAGGTGCAGCACATATTGCTGTTGCGTTTCGATATCCCGAACCTCTATTTGCAATAACAACTTCATTAATGACACCATTTACAATTTTTCCATAAGCAAGACACCCAGAACCAGAACCAGTCACCGTCAATGTTATTGTATTTCCAAGATAACCAGAACCACCATTTGTAATTTCTATATACTCGATTCCATAATCTGTCGCTCCAACAGAACCAACATCTTTCACTGGAATAAATTCAGGTGTAACAAACTTATTCAAATCGCTTGTTACAGTAAACATATATTTCCATAAATATCCATCACCAGTAGAAACTATACTTGAAGTTCTACCAGTTGGTTTATTAATAGATGGTTTACCAAAACCATTACTAATACACTTATAAACATTCATTTCGTCTGTAACAACGTAAAACGGTTTAACACCTCTTGAAGGATCAAATAAAATTTTATTGTGTGAATATGGTTCATAAATGTATGCTCTTTCCCAATTCATTCTACGAATTACAAGGTGTACATCATTAGGGATAACTCTTTTCAAATAAAGCATATCATCGTATGCCTGAATTGTTGACTGAACCCAATCATTTGGTTGATCTGGTGAATTTTCGTCATTCCATGGTGTTGATTTACCAATAAAAGAATATACAATATTACCTGGTTGTCCAACCTGAGAAATGAACTTTCTTGCGGCGGATACTCTGAAATTGTTTTGAATTATGACAGACATACTTTATTATTTAGATTACGGTAAAGTAATAGGCCTACTTGCTAAAGAAGTTTTCAACACGTTATAGATAGCATCTATCGAGGAATCTTCAAGATATACGTCATAAATGAGAGTATATCCTACAATACCATTCAATAATGGTTGTCCGGGAACAGGTTGAATAAATGTAATTTCGGTGAGAACATTCCCGTCAAAGTACTTCTGATCCCAAAGAGATTCATTCCACAACGTCTCTATTGGTGTATAAATTACTTGGTTATTTGAACCAGCACCGTAAAGAGCATTAGCAAAAGAAATGCCACCCCAAAACGAACCACCAGAAAGAGGTTTTACATAACCATGATTTCCAATAAAGTATCCCTTTGTATTATTGATAATACCACGACTCTCAACATTAATAGCATACTGGTTCTGAACAGATAATAAGTTATTTAGATTACCTACAATCTTATTGCTTTTATACCTCAAGGCAGCAAAAAACCAACCACCAATAGTAATAGAGTTGGATGGATATGAAGTAGTCAAAACATGCATACCGGCAGGAGAAGCAACTTTCTTCTGTGTTCTGAATACTACAGATTTATCAACCAAAATATCAATACTATAACCAGTACAATTTGCTACATTATCACTATCAATACATCCGATAATAGAAGTATCTTGTTCCAGAACATCAACTCTTGCTACAACAATAATAGTTTGTTCTAGTGGATTCACAGGAACACTTGTACAGTTAACATACGTTCCTTCAAACTTCAATCCAGTAGCAACCCAAGTCGGATCATTAGTATCAACCGAAGTTGTATCACCTAAAACACCATTATAACTTGGAGATGGTCCAATGTCATAAAGCTGTTGGGTATTACTTCTCTGTATAAAATCATATTCAACTACATTTCCTTCAGTAGGAATAGAATAAACTGGGTTATATGCGTTTAAGTATACATCGGGTTCATTATTAACTCTTGTTAATGGATTATCAATTACATCACCAATTACAGTCTCCATCCATGGTTCAATCTGTGTATTAGCATAACCATCTGTAGTCCAATATCCAGTATTTGGAGAAGGGAAAGTTTGTAGAAATTCCTCATTTGGCATGTAGCGGAATTTTTCACCCTCAACACCACGATATGTTGGTCCAATTTGGAAAAAAGAAGTAATGACTGTTGTACCAAACAACAACAAACCGGCTGGATGAAGAACCCTATTTACAATTTCCCTATATGAGTTTGTGCTTTGTGTCGATTTTAGAACATACGAATAGACTTGGTAAAAAAATGAATCTTGTATGTACTTATCAGAAGAAAGAAAACCATCAGTACTCAAGAATCTACCATCATATGTGAACTGAGAACCAATAGAAATATTTGCTGTTGCGCCAGTTCCGGAAGCATAAGCAAATACAGCAGTTGGAACTTCAGTATAAT